GCCTACGATTGGCTTCGCTGCGGCTGTTGTTGACTGAGCAGCTTCGACCGTCTCGACGGTTTCCGCGTTTGTGACGGTGTTGTCCACTTCGTCTCCTTCTGTAGTTGGTGTTACTTCCTCTTCCACTGTGGAATCGGAAATCTCTTCGGCGACTTCTTCGCCTTCTGTTGCAGCCACTTCGCTTACGCGAGCGGATCTAACCGCTGGCTCTGTAACGAGTGCTACTCCTGTTAATTCTCCAGCAAGAACGCGCATAGTCCCGTCCTTCTGCATGATGTAATCATCGACAGCTAGTTCGATGGAGAATCCATCGCGTAGACCTTCCATCGCTTCGACAAGCGCGTCCGTTCCCGCTGTCGTGTTTGTAATCTTAAACACTGCGTCGATCGAATCTTCGTTTACTGTCATGTCCATAGTTCTACCGATTGGACGAGTGCGATCGTGTTCCAAATTTAACTTTACTGAAGCTGGAGCGATTGAGCCTTTTGCGAATACGACCTTCCCAGTAGAAGCGTTAGCCTCTTCCTCAAATGCGACGATGCGCCCGCTAATAGTGCGCGAGTTAGAATCTGCCGCTGTGATGTTCATTGGTGTAGTGATTTTCATAGAAGTAAATCCTCTTCTTCTCGTATTTCATCGATCGACATAGCACCGATTCGATTTAAGATTTCGTAAACTTGCGCGCGCTCTAGTGGATTACCGCGTAAGAAGTCGTCTAGATCGAACTTCACGTCCTGACCCAAGGGCGTAAAGTCCGATAAAGACATTCGCTGTTCGATCGCTGTCATAAGCGGACGAAGCGAATAATCAATTAGTGAACGACGTTCGTTTAATGCGTTTGAGTAAGTAAAGCTGTTCGGCTCTGCACTTGCGAAGTAAGCTGGAAGACCTGCAGCGCGACACAATTCGAGAGCCAGGTATCCGCGCGCTTCGTTGAGCTGTAAGTTCTTAGGATCATAACCGACAGTCTCGATCGATACGTCACCGTTTAAGAATGTAACAGCTTTAGAAGTACGATTCTTAAATGCTGCGACTAAAGCAGCTACGCGATCTTTTGGAAGTGCTACGCCAGAGTTCTTTAAGATTGTCTGTGGGTTTGGATCTATTGCGAAGTCATAAGCTGTTTTCTCTAACGCCGAAGCTGCGCGGATAGTGCGGCCAGCGCGATTCAAGATTCCTTCATCGAGTCCAGTAAAGACGACTAATTCGCTTGGATCTATTGTAAGTCCATCAACAGCGTAACCGTCGATCTCCGTTCCGTTGCCGTTAGTAGTAACTGTTACGCGAAGCGGATCAATTCTTTCCATCGCCTGAATACGTCCAGTGTCGGCGTAGCGTTGCATAACACGCGCGTAACCGTAACCATAGAACAGAATGTCTTCGGCTAACCATGACCAGAATGCAGAGCCAGCGATTCGCGGATCTGGCTGATTGATGACACGCGGCTGTTGCATTTTTTCGCCTGTTGCGATGTTGCGAGTGTGCATCTCGAACGAGCCAAGAGTTGTGCAGATAATGTTACGCGCGCGAGCTAAAGCTGGAACGCCCATCGCTTCCGTACGGGTAGCGGTCTGATTACCCATGAAGTAATACCCGCCGAGAGAGTTAAGTGTGTTTACAGGGTATAGCGATTCCGCCGCGTCGATGCTGATAGAAGCTGGAGACGCAGCGTTAACTTTCGGAACGAATAGATCGAATAATCCCATGTCGCAATTCTACGAGAGCGCGTTACCGCTATCCGACCATGATGTCAAGATCCATCGGTGGGCGTGTCGCGTAATGCGTGACTAAGGCCGTCGCAACCGTCGCGCATACAGTCGACTGAGAAGCTCTCCGCCCGATAGTCCAGCCACCATCTCCGAACGGAAGTCTCGCAGCTGATAAGATCTGCTTGGAGAGTTCTGTCTGTTTCGGGTCGTGTCGTAATCTCTTCGATGTGATCGCTCCTAACAATTCGTCGCAAGCTTGTCCATACAGTGCGCCGTCGATGTCTGAGATCGGAATACCCGCGGGAACTAATCTCGCAGCTATAGCCGACGCCGTTTTCTTAGAATAAGCCACTGTCTCGACTGGATACTGTTTGACATAGGGAGCGATGTCGTTTGCGATTGCTTTATCGTCAAGGTTTATCGGATTATGCCAAGTGTGAAGAAGCTTTACGAAGAATCGCTCGTCGTCGATCTGTTGAGCTGCCACTAATGCCGCATCTTTACGATTAGGACTGACATCGATGCCCAGCCAAGTCGTCTTCTCGGGATCAAGTTCCAAGCCTTCTTCTCCACATTGATTCCATTCTTCGGCTGGAATAGCTGCCGAAATGGTAGCGACCCAGCGACATAGGACTTCCGTCTTTACGACATCTGGCGGATCGTTAAGAACGGCCCGAATGTTATCGATGTGGACTGTGTGGCCTAAAGCTGGATTTGCCATCGCCGCACCTTTCCAAAATGCGGGAGTGTCGTCGATCTTTTCGTAATTAGATGACCATTCATAGTAAGCGATATCGTCGCCTTTAGCTGCGCTCATTCCGCGCTCGCGAAGTGCGTTAAGAACTAAAGAATGCTGGTCTCCCGCATTCGACAGCGTCCAGAGCTGCGGATTTTTTGCCGCCATCATGGTATAGCGCAAGCTTGCCCACGTGGATTCGTCTTTAAGCTCTCGCGTCTCATCGACAAAGACCGTCTCTGGCTTGGAGATACCGCGAGCAGCTGAACCGCCAGCTTTAACCATGTACCGACCGCCGCCGAACTTAGACTGTAGCTCGATCTCTTCTGAGCCATGCGCCCAGCGAATCTTCTTTACTTGTTTAGCTAGTTCTTCGTTCTCTTCGACGATGTTAACGATGTCTCGAAAGGTTTCTAGCGATGTAGTAAGTCGATGAGCTGTTCCGATCTGGAGTCCGTCCTGCCATAAGAAGAGACCAGCTAACGCCCTGATCTTCATGAGCGTAGTCTTACCCTGTTGTCTCGCTACTACGACGCAGACCAGCGGAGCGGCGAAGCGACCGTCTGGCTTGTAGCGATGAGCTTCCATGGCGACCCACTTCTGCCAAGGTAAGAGCGGAATCCCGATACTGTCCGCGAAGTCGATCAATTCCTGCCCGCGTGAGGGTAAATCTCGAAGTTTAGAGTGGATTCTGGGAGTTGGAGAGCCTAGAAGTAGTCCTGTAGTTCCCTCTAAACCCGATGTAGGGCTATCTGAGCCTATTGCGACCAGTTTAGGTCTTCCTGAGTCTCCTGCGTGGCTATTCATGCTTTATCGAGTCGTTTGGTGGTGAAAGAAGACCTCGGGAGAGAGTGGCGGTGGAACTCCCATCAAAAAAAACACCGCCTACCTTTTTCTTCGCTAAATCCATCTCCTCTGGAAGTCGATCCTGACGACTAAAGTTACACCGTTTACACGCAGCGACTAGGTTATCGGGATCATCTGAACCGCCCCTAGCTACTGGGATCACGTGGTCGCACGTGTTGGCTTCTTGTCCACACCAATAGCAGATCCAACCATCGCGATTAAGTATCCGAAGCCTAAGCTTCTTCCACTGTGTCGAGTTACTCTTACGCTGTGAGTGTAGAGTCATTAGTAATAGTTCCGTTCTTGATGAAATGCCCAAGCTTTACAGTTCGTAGCGTAACGATTCGTAATGTATTTAAGAGTAGCGTCTATCTGTCTGAATGGATCGAGATCTCTGTAATGCTGCGAGCGCATTTGACCTAGACCGTAATGGCTTCCGTTCTTAGCTGTGTAAGACCATCTGGATTCTTTAGTAATGATTCGATTAAAGCACTGGAACTCTTTGTAATCAAGAATCCTCGAATGTGCGTAAAGCTTTAGATGATCTACAGAATAGTTCTTAGCTGTTGCTTCTGGAATGCTTATTAGTGTAATCAATGCCGCTAAAGCATAAGCGTGGCCTAACAGCTTCATTCGCCTTAGCGAGCTATCCGCCTCAGCGGCTCGCTTAACGCGATGACAGCGTAGCAAGGCTGTCAAGTTTAACAGTGTAATGAGCGTGTTCTTGGGCGTTGCGCACA